GCGGGATGAGAACAAGCCGTGGGCGGCGCGGAACGCCCCCACACCTAACTGGGGACCCGAGACGGTCCAAGCGCTCGCCCGGCGCTATGGTGCTCACCCGTTTATGATCATGAGGGACATAGAAATTGTCAAGAGCATTCAAAGGGTTCCAGCTGTCGTCGACCTTCCATTCGTGGGGGGTTGTGTGGCGGTTGACGACTGCTGACCCGGAAAAGGTTAGGCTGGCGCGCGTAACAAGTGACGAGAAAACGCGTCCAATCCTGGGCAACTTAAAATAGGTTCAGCCCTGCGCGCCCCGCAAAACAATCGATCGATTTTCCTTTTGCTTACGTAGCCACAATGCAACGACCAACCAAGCCAGCCAAGACTGCGGCAATGGGTCTCCCGCCGATAGCAAAGACCATCATGCTACCGCACGAGAACCCTCCAATTCGTCTCCCAACTTTTCCAAATCTGGAGCGCACAGCGGTGTGCAGTTTTGAGACGAATATGGAGACCATTTCCAGTCAGTTTGGCCTGAGCGTCCGCCGATATGCCTTAATACGTTCGCCAGGTGCACCTTTCTGGTTGGACCAGAAGGTGCAGGACACCGATACATCCAGAGCGATGTACGGGTACCTCTTCGATGCCATTTCAACACTGGACACCGATAACCCTACGCCATATGCCGTTGGCTCACATGCGCCTCTTGGCTATGAAGGTGGGGATTATTGGCTCTATGTCCCATGTGTCTTCGATGGCACGAGCCTGACGACCAGTGCAATGCATTTCCACGCAGAATCCAATGATATCGAGATGCGCTACACATGCACATATGATGATGGGTCTCAGAGTTCCTTCACTCAGACCATCACAACCGGGACAGTAATCCTGACGGGTGCTGCTACCCGGTCTGCATGGGTGCGGATTGACTCCATGAAAGCCTTATCGGGCCTGGCAAGACTTGTTGTGTTTGCGATCGCGGGGGCTAGGGCGCTATGGCCCGCGTTCTCCCCACCGCAAGCCAATGTCTCACTTGCCCCTTATGCGTCAACCAGAGTCACCGCCTTATCACTCCTGGCCACCAATGTATCACGTGTACAGATCAAACAGGGTACCATCACCGGTGCGAGGTTTTCGAGCAACACACCAGCCTTCTGGACAGTGCTGCCGAGCCACGTCAATGGTGTTCACCCTGCAGAGAGGTACTATGGTGCAGCCGAGAATGGCGCCTATTTGGTCGCTCCACCTACTCAGGACAGTGAGATGTTTCGTGAGAGCGTTCTGCCATTTATCACCTTCGACTCGTGCTCGTCTGGTGGTGCCTGGTTCACGAACGCGGTTACCACGTACTCTCCTGTGGTTTATTTCAACTCTGACGATCCATTCTTGTCTCTCTTCATTTCCGAGGAAGTGTCCATTGATGAGACGGTTATGGCGTTGACAGTTGACATACACCTGGAGTTTCGGACATCTTCCCCACTTTTTCAAGTGGGAATCTCCGCCATTCCACTGGAGACTTACCATGCAGCACAGCTTGTAGTTGCGCAAGCGGGGTACTTCTACGAGAACTCCACTCATTGGAAGGAGTTAGCCATGAAAGTTGCACGCATCACGACCTCTGTCATTCCAATGTTGTTTCCGGGCTCAAGGGCCGCAAGGGTAGCCTCAGCGGCAGCCCTGCTACTTCCCAGAGCCCCGGCTAGGCATGACATGTCGCAACGCCAGATGGTGAAGCCACAGCAGCCACCACGTCGACGGCGTAAACGAGCAAAGGCAGCGGCAAGAACAAGGGTACGAAAGACACGCATGAGATAAGCGAAACTGATGAGCCTTGGTGGTGCAAGGCGAAAGCACTCAGAGGACAATCGGTCGGGTGAGC